CCCACTACTAACGGGTATCGAATGCGCCGCGAAGAGGACGGCTCTATAACAGTAGATCGACATATTAACATTGTCAACGAAATGAATAGAATGGAACTGCCGGAAGGGTCTGGAAGTTTAACCTTGGATACCTATCGTTCCACCGCACCACGCCCCACTGAAGACGGGGATTGTGGTAGCCCTTTGTTCGTTGAAATGGATAATCGTATAATACTCGTTGGTTTACATGTGGGAGGAAAGATGGACATAGCTGGTAGGCATAAAGCGTTTTCCACGAAGATAACGCGGGAGCTTATTAATACACTAGCTTTGTCTTTTCCTCCTCAGAGCCGGATTCAGCCAAGTTTTCCTGTATTGGAGAGCGATAAAACTGGTCCTATAATTGTCCAAGCTGCCATTCATCCGAAGAGTCCTTTTAGGTTCCTTCAGGAATATGGTAGCATGGAATATTATGGATCGTTACAATTTCGGGATGGTCACACTTCTAAAGTTGGAGATACCTACTTGAAACAAGCTTTCATGGAGGGAACTCGTGATGATGGACCATTCGCTTTGCGAGATGAGGTTAGACCTCCTATTCTTCGCGGGTACCTTCCAAAGCATTCTACTCTGGATCACGCTATTCAAACATATGATACCGTGAATTACCAGATTTTGGAATTGTGCAAGAATGGTTACCTGACGGATGTTTTGGAGAAGTTGCCCCAGTCCGAAATTGCGCTAATTAAGCCCCTGGATCTTGATACAGCCATAAACGGAGTTCCATCTGTGGCTTTTATCGACGCTATGAAGCGATCTACTTCAGCGGGCTTTCCTTGGTGTGAATCGAAGAGGAAACATATTGTTCCAATATGTGATTCGAGTGGAATACCAACTGACCGTGTGGATGTGACGCCCGAGATGCACACTAGAATTGAAAATATTCTTTTGCGCTACGAGAATGGCATTCAATACCATCCGGTTTTCCGTGCAAATTTAAAGGACGAGCCTGTTACAATTCGTAAAGCTGAGAAAGGTTCCACTCGCACTTTTAGTTGTGCGCCGATGGATTTCTCCCTGGTCATGCGGAAGTTTTTACTTCCGTGTGTCAGAGTCATACAGCGAAATGCATTCAATTTTGAATTGGCTGTAGGGGTTCAGGCGCCTAGCTACGAGTGGCACTTGGCTTACGAGCATATCGTCAAACACGGCACTGAGCGAATAATTGCTGGGGACTATTCTAAATTTGACAAAAGAATGAGTCCCTGTTTTATTCTTGCCGCGTTTGACATAATGCGATCATTATGTAAACTGGCTGGTTATAATGCTACGGAACTGTTGGCGATAGATTGCATAGCCCATGATGTTGCTTTTGCTACCACCGATTTTTACGGGGATCTTGTTAGGTTCTTCGGTACCAATCCCAGTGGGCATCCATTAACTGTCATCGTCAATTCCATAGTTAACAGTCTATACATGCGGTATGCGTATTATCTTCTCTCTCCTACGCGGAGCGTGCATGATTTTCGCACCAATGTTAGTCTGCTGACATATGGAGATGATAATATAATGAGTGTAAGTCCCAGGATTAGGTTTTTCGATCATACTCGTGTTAGTCGCGCCTTGAAATCAATAGGCGTTGAATACACGATGGCTGATAAAGAAACCGAGTCCATTGCCTTCATCCCGATATCAAAAGCAACATTCTTAAAAAGAAGGTTTGTTTTTAGTGAGGATTTAGGCGCTGTGGTCGGCCCTATCGACCATGACTCGATATCTAAGAGGATGGTACGGTGTGTGAAGGGGAAAAATTATGTTCCTCAACAGCACATGCTAGCCGTTATCAAAGACTCCCTTGAGGATTATTTCTTCTATGGGAGGTACGTGTTCGAGGATCGCCGAGCCAAATTTTATTCCATTGCGTATGAGAATGGCTTGTTGGATTATGTTGATAACAGTAATCCGTTCCCATCTTGGGACGAATTATTGAATCGATATAACGTAGCGTCCGAACCGTATCGGGTCAAAGTTTTAGGGAAGGTAGAGAAAGAGGTCCTAGCGAGATTAAGCGAATCCCATTTTGATACTGTAGTACCACAGAGTGGGTATAGCCGGATACTCCCTGTGCAGCGAATTCAGTATTTAAGGGGCAGGGCTATTCAGCCCTATTGCTCATGTGTGGCCCCTATTCAAGTAGGCTATGAGCGAACCGGTGGAGCGGATTCTACATTGAGCAGTAATGAATACCGCGTAAATAATCTGCTCTCTAATAACACCGATACATCCGCCATGGGAACTACTACACCAGCTATGCCTATTGATGTGCCGTCCAATTCGGGCGTCGCTCAATCCGAGCTGGTAACAGGATATTCCCAACAACAGCAGACCACTCAGTTTTCCGATAATTCTATGGAAGCGCTATATACTCAGCCGTCATACGCTGATCCAACACGTTGCATGGATAAAATTTCTACCGGAGAACTTGGTGATTTTCTGTCGCGACCGACATTGGTTAAAACTGTCACGTGGATTCAGGACACTCCTCTTTCCACGGTCAGTACTGATGTCTGGTCTGCCTTTTTCTCTGCGGCACCCATTCTTAGGAAAATAGAGAACTTCGCATTTTTCCAAGGTGAGATCCATATAAAGTTGATGATTAATTCGTCACCTTTTAATTATGGCGCTTTGTTAGCGGCTTATGAACCGCTTAAAGCCTTTGGGTACGATCTAAGTTCGACCTCTGCGGTCGCGGCTTTGCGAACATGCGAGTTCTCTCAATTTCCACATGTTTGGGTTTTGCCTCAGAACAGCCAAGGAGGGGAAATTGTCTTTCCCTTTATGTATGACCTAGACTGGTTGGATCTCACAAGGGCCACTGAGGTGGCTAATATGGGGACCTTGCACCTTTTTGAGGTCACGCCCTTGGCGTCGGCCAATAACACCACCGGCCAGGACGTCGACATTCAGGTTTACGTCTGGTTTGAAAAGGTGGAGTTATCTGGTCTGACACATAAAGCTCCTTTGCAGATGGGGTACCTTTCTGAAGTTTCAAGTAAGGTTCCCCAGATGTGGAAGGCTGCTACTTCAAAATCGGTCGATGAATACTCTAAGCGACCTATTTCCAGTATAGCTGGTACAGTGGCGGCGGTCGCCCGCCCTCTTACTTCTATACCTGGCATAGGCATATTTGCCAAAGCCACAGAGATGGGCGCGTCTGCCGTGTCCTCTATTGCTAGTTTGTTTGGTTGGACCAATCCACCGAATATTAGTAATGTTGAACCGGTCAGACAAGCGCCTTATCACGCTTTCGCATCTGCTGCTGTTTCAGTGCCCGGCGACACCTTGACTTTAGATCCCAAGAGTGAGCTTACTATAGATCCCAGATCTGTTGGTTTAGGAGATATAGATGAACTCTCAATAGCTAATATCGTTCAACGTGAAGCCTACATCGGCACTGCCTATTGGTCTACTGCAGACGCACCCCAATCAACGCTTGCCGCCGCTCCAGTGCAACCTTTGCACTACCTGCGTGCG